TTCTTAAGATACCAGTTCTACCCCTTCGAATTAAAAAGCTATTGTCCCCATTATTAGTTAATGGATCAGGAAAACAATGGTGGAGGGCTAACTAATGTCATTAAGAAACAAGGTCATATCTGCTATTGACTCTGCATTCAATAAGATAGGAGACCTTGCTGTTAATGCTGTTTTTAATGATAAAACAGTATCAGGTTTTGATTTTGCTACTGGAACGATTGTTAACACAACATCCACAGTTACTAAAAAAGTAGTACTGGAAAGTAGTATCTCACAATCTGAGGGAGTACCCACAATAATTACAAAGCTTATTACTAAGTCTACTGGAGAAGATTTCTCTGTGTATACTCAAGTAGTAGTAAATAGTACTGTATATAATATTATCAAAGTCTCTGATGATGGTTATATTGTAACTGCTATTATAGCTGCAAGGGGCAAATAATGTATGAACTTTTAAGACAAGACATTTATAACGTATTTGCAACTAATGCTTGGAAAGCTCTGAATATAAATACATATCCAGAAAATTATCAAGGTGCTGTTTCAACATCAACTTCTTTTATAAAATTAGCAATTTTGCCAGGCAAAGGTAGCTTAGACGGATTCCGATTCTCTAAGAAACTTTCTGGTGCAATAATTTTATCTATCTTTGTTAAAGCTGGAAATGGCGACAAGGATATCTTTACAATTGCAGACAATCTAGACAATTTTTTCGAAGGTAAAACTTTGCAAAATGGAACTCAATTCGGACCTAGTAGTGTAACAATACTTGGTCTAGATCGTGATGATCCTTCTCTTTTTAGGGGAGATTACATGATTACATTCAATACATTTGGAGATTAAAAATGGCTCATATCACATCAATCGGTGCTGGTGTTTATTCTGCTCTCGCAGTTAACACTACCGCTATTACGAATATCACTACTGCTGATACGCTAACAGAATTAGTTGCGTTATTTTCATCTGCAGCTGGCTTTAAAGAAGTTAAAAACGTTCGTGAATTCCCACAAATTGGTACACCCGCTAACATTGTTAACGTACCAACTTATGGTCAAAAGACATCACAACAGATTCAGGGTCAGTCAGATGCCCCTAACCTAGAAGTTACAATTAACTATGTAGCTGCTGACTGGGATCCTACTGTGGTCGGTGGTTTAGGTGCTAAAGTAGGTGATGGTAAGCAATACGCTTTCCAATTCTCTTTGCTTAACACAAAACCTGCTACTTTAGAAACTAACGCTGCTGGCTTAGGTGCTAAAGAAAACTCTAACTTCTACTTCGTTGGAAAATTAGAAGCTTTGCTAGTCAGTCCTCAACTAACAGATGCTAACCAAGCTACTCTAACTTTGTCTATTCAAAGTGAGTTCTATGGTCCAGCTACAGTTGCTCCTGTCTAAACAATTTAGGGACTAATCCTCCCTTTTACCAGGGGACACTAAAGAGAGATCTGAGGTGCTCCCCTAGGTAGTATTAATAAGTATTAAAGGAAAATTATGGTAGATAAACCACCATTCAGTAAATCATTTGTTATGAAGACTACATTTCGTCATATGAGACGTAGTGTTGATATTAGTATTCGTAAATCATTTGAAAGATTCCAAGACTTCGATAAAGATACCGATGCTGGAAGAGAAATTATGGAAACATTATCTGTACTACATACAGTACGTAAGTTATTAGATGATTTCCAAGAGAACAATAAACATTTATTCAATGATAGTAAAGGTGAAGTATGAAACATTTAGTTGGTAAAAAGTTAACAAAAAAAGTTAAATTTGTAGGTGAAGAAGTAGTTATTAAAAAGCTATCAGTCACTGAAGTTATGAAGTTACAAGAAGCTTATAACGATGCTGCCGCAGGAGATGAACTTGTTCTTCTACGGACTGTAATTCGACAAGCGGTCGAAGGTGCAGAAGATTTAACGGATGAAGATTTATCTTCGTTCCCTATTGATGAGTTAGCAAACTTATCAAATGAGATTATCAAATTCTCAGGTATGGATAAAGGTACAGCAGCGGGAAACTAACTGACTCGGAATTACTAATATTTGAGGTTGCATATAATTTAGGTAAAAGTGTTTACGAGATTGAAGAAGGAATGTCCTATGAAGAATTCACAGGATGGTGTAAATATTTTAAACAACGACCCTATGGTTGGCGAGAAGATAATAGAACAGCTATGCTACTACAAGCACAAGGTGTAAAACAAAAGCCTGAAGCTTTATTCTCTTCACTTGCAGACCTAAAACGATATTCTCAACCCTCAACATTAGCAGATTCCTTAGTTAAATCTGGATTGCTAAATAGATTAAAAGAAACTGCTTCTAGAAATAATATAGATTGGATGACCTCAGATGATTAAATTTAAACTCGGTGGTATAAAAGAACTTTCTAAAGATTTAAATACTAGAATTGAAAAGGAATCAAATAAATTTTTTAATAAAGAATTAGAACATTTAAAGATGACCCTTTCAATGGCAACTCCAATTGATACTGGTTATGCAAGAAGCAGATGGGATTATTCTGAAGAAACTAAATTTAAACTTAGTTTCAAGTTTTCAAATAAGTTTTTAGTTGGATTTACAGATAAATTTTATACTGTAACAAATGATGCTCCTTATATTATATATCTAAACAAAGGATCATCCAAACAGGCCCCTTCTTTCTTTATTGAGAAGACCCTAATTTCCCAAGGTTATAAACCAATAAAATTATAACACCCTAGCCCTTGATGCTGCTTTATTTTAAGCTACATTAAGGGCTATTTTTTAAGGAGACTTTATGTCAGAATTTGGATTTAAAGTCACCTCCGACTCTACACAAGCACAAAAAGATTTAAATAACTTAAACAAGTCAGTCAATAATATAGCTGTTACAACAGAGAAAGCATCTACTACTTTAGCTTCATTAGCTAAAAGTGTTACTGCTGTATTTGCTGGATTAACTGCTTTTACTGCCCTTAACAAAGCTAGTGATTCTCTAATTAATCTAGAGAACAGCATTGGGTTAGTTACTGGTCGCACAAAAGATTTGATTGCAGTTCAAAAGGAACTAATAGCAATCTCAGTTAGAGCAAGAGGGACTACAGCATCTGCTGCAGAAGTATTTACTAAATTTGGTAGATCACTTTCTGGTAGTGGAATATCAAATAAAAGATTATTAGCCGCTACTGAAACTGTTCAGAAAGCTATTGCCGTATCAGGCACAACGGCTGCATCCGCAGAGGCAGCTATTTTCCAATTAGGCCAAGGTTTAGCATCTGGCCAATTAAGAGGAGAAGAATTAAATTCTGTACTAGAACAAACACCTAGACTAGCTCAAGCTATTGCTGAGGGTCTTGGTTATTCTGTTGGTGAATTAAGAGCACTTGCTGAAGCTGGTAAACTTACTTCAGAAAAAGTATTTAAAGCTTTATTAAGCCAAACAGAAAAAATTAATAGTGAATTTGCTACACTAGCACCAACATTTGAATCTGCAACTACTCAATTAAACGAATCTATAAAAAGAGTACTTGGTGAATTTTCTAGAGCTACAGGTGGTAGTGAAAAGTTAACAAAGTTTATTTTAAGAATTGCTGATTCATTAAATACTTTTGCTGATGATATCGGGATTACTGTATTTGAAGCAAGACTATATTTAGATGATTTATTTGATTATTTCAAAGATACTTTTGATGGTATATATCTATTATACGGAAAATTTAAAGCTAATTTAACTTCATTAACTTTTACAGGTATTTTTGATTCTACACTAGACGCATTTAAAACATTAAGAAATAGTGTGGCTGCCTTAACCTTTAAAGTACCTACCTTAGATTTAGCAAGTTATATTCCATCACTAGATAGCGTAATTAAAACTATTAGTGACTTTGGCAAATTTGTTAAACATGTATTCTATTCTATCTGGGATGAAGTTGTAGGTAATTCTACATGGCCTGATCTTATTGAAGGTGTTGTAGCTTGGGCTAAAACCTTATTACCAAGTGTAACAAAGGTATTTGAACCATTTAAGAAATATGTTCTTAGTTTGTTTAAAGCAGTAGGTGGCGTACTCTCTGATTTAAAACTTAATATAGAACTTACTTATGATGAATCAAAACAACAAGGTATTGTTAAAAAGATTATAGATGCTTTTTCAGGTATTTCAAAAGGTAATTTACTAGGTAGTATTAATTTATCTCAGATATCGCAATCTTTAGATTTATCTAAGTTTGTAAATAGTATTAAACAATTATTAAATTCAGTAGCAGGGTTCTTTAAAGGTTTTGGCGACTTAGCTGCAAAATCGTTAGATACTATTTCAATGGAAAATATAAAGAACTTTGGAAGATCTGTTGCTGGGGCTATTGTTATTGGTCTAATAGCAGTATTTAATACTAGAGTAAGAGCTTTGCTTGCTGCTGGATTAGCTATTAAATTAGCTATTAAAGGTCAAGACGCATTAGGTGGAGAAGGTCTTAAGACAGCAGCTAGAGAATTAGGTTTATCCCTTGGTAAGATTATTAAAGATATTTTATTTACTGACTCTGAAAAAGGAGTTACTGATCTTCTTAAAGTACTAGGTAATTTAATTGGTGAATTTGGTAAAGGTTTGCTTGAAGGTGCTGGCTTTAGTGGAGCATCTAATGGTAAAGGATTAATAGCAGGTCTATTATTTGGAACTGGTGCAACTGCAATTCTTACTGGTAATATTGGTAAGGTATCTAAACTAATATATGAAAATATTATTAGGCCTTTAATGACTGGTAAAGAAATTAGTAAAGAAATTTTAAATCCAGATGGTAGTAAGAGTATATCAAAAGGGAATGAGCCTTCCTTTTTAGAACAAGCTATCTTTGGACCAAAAGGAATGACCTCTGGTTCTGCCACAATACTAGAGGCTACTAAAAGTTTAAATAGCAATATTATTAAAGGCTTTGTTGGAGTTGGATCAACTGCATTAGGTTTAGTATTTAGTGAGTGGGCTGCTAATAAAATTAATAAAACATTTGGAATTGAAGATACATTTACTCAAATTGGTGTAATGATTGGTACTTCTATTTTTGCTGGAGTAGTATTAAATAATATAGCTGGTAAATTAATAGTATACTTAGAGACATTATTATTAGGTGGTGGACTATTTAAAGCAGCAAGTACTGCTGGCTTTCTAATAGCAGGTGGTATTCTGGGTGGTATTCTTGGACAAAAGGCGGCTGATTTCCTAGGATTAACAGATCCATTTGAAAGATTATTCTTGACACTTGGTGCAGCTTCTGCAACAGCATTTGTTAGTGGATGGTTAGGTATTAAAATTGGTGCATTATTAATTGCCGCATTAAGAACACAATTGATTGCTGCAGGTTTAGCTCTATCAATCGCCTTAGGTGCTGGATTTAGTACTGCTGGTATCATAGGAGCAGTTAAAGGATTACTAGCTTTCTTAGTTACTGTTATTTCTGCTCCTGCAGTTTTAATTGCTTTAGGATTAGCTGCTGCTGGAAGTTTGATTTATTATATTTTCTGGGGTGCAGATGAAGATAGTATTGGTGGAAAAATCCGTGGATGGTTTAAATCTACTTGGGCGGATATTGGAAGTGGTTGGGATGCATTAGTAGCTAGAATTAAGAATACTAAAAATCCATTTACTATCACACCAAGTGACCCTTTACTTTTTCCTAATGGTGCACCTCAAAAGAAAGCTAATGGCGGACATATTAAAGGCGCTGGTACTGGCACAAGCGATAGTATTTTAGCAAAGTTATCTAATGGTGAGTTTGTTATCAATGCTAATTCTACTAAGAAATACAGAGGATTACTTGAGGCAATTAACCAAGGTAGTCTTCCTGGTTATGTATCAGGAGGATATGTAGATGAACTTCGTAAGAGTGAAGGGTATGTACCTCGTGTGTACTCAGATAGCTTAAGAAAGCTAACTGTAGGTATTGGTCATAAGTTAACTCCTGCTGAAATTTCACAGTTCAAGCTAGCTAAATATGATAATCAACCTGATAAAGAATTAGAAAAATTAAATTTTATTCCTTATACTAAAGATCAAATTGAAACTTTGTTTAAAGTAGATTTAGCCAATGCTGTAACTTCTGCTGCAAGAGTAGTATCAGGTTATGGACAAGACTATTTTAAACTACCACTTAAGATTCAAGACGTATTAACCGATATGGCTTATCAATTAGGTGAAGGTGGATTATCTAAGTTTAAATCTTTTGTTCCTGCTGTACTTGAAAAGAAATATGAGTTTGCTGCTGAGAATCTAAAGAACTCATTAAATTTCCAACAAACTCCTGGACGAGTATCTAAGCGTATTGAATGGTTAAAACAAGCTCTTACTGATATGCGATCTGATGGTCGAGGTCCAGCGATGGATCCAATGTTAGATCCAAGAAGAACAGATCAAGGTTCATTCTTTGATAGATTTATTGAAAGTATTAGAACAAGATTTTCTGAGGTAAATGGACCCGTATCAGGTGCTGGTGGTAATGATAACATTGCTGCTATGTTAAGTCCTGGTGAGTATGTTGTAAATTCTGCTGATGCTAGAGATTCTTTTAATAAGAAAATATTAGAAGCTATGAATAGTGGTACAGATCTTAAACGACTTCTTGGATTTCAAGAGGGTACAAGCACTATCTCTGGTAGTGGAATAAATATCGATGATCGTTATACTTCACTAGAATCTAGACTTGCTAGATTTGGTGTTGATTCAAGCAATATTGATATGAACAATCTACAAGGTAGTGAAATTAGAAGACTAAACTCATTACTAAAAGATCTAACTAAAATAGAAACTAAAATATTAAGAGAACAAGAATCTCTTGGTGACCCTAGTGCATTCTCTCCAGAATTATCAAAACAAATGGAGAGATTTACTCAAGGTATGGGATTACTTGATAAAACATTAGCTAGTGCATATAAACTTGATAATGCTCAAGGTACTCCTGGACTATCTTCTGGAGCTAAGAAGTTTGGTAGTGAGCAAGCTGCTGCTTTCCAAGGCGAATTTACATCTGGTTTTGCTTCTTATCTAAAGGGTAAGAGTAGCTTTAAAGAGTTTAAAACAGGATTACTAGATTCCTTTACAAGTAAAATCATTGACGGTTTTGCACAAGGCCTAGTTGGTTCTGCTGTTGACAGTTTAGGCTTGGATAAAACATTTGCTAACTTATTTGGTGGTGCATTTGGATTTGGGGAAAAGACTGGTGGCTTCTTATCTAGCGGTACAGTTGGTGCAACAATTGCAACTGCGGCATGGGTAAGGTTAGCTCCTGCAGCTGAAGGTATTAGTAGTATTTTAGGACAAAGTCCTGGTTCTAATATGTTTAGTGGATTCAATGGGCTTTTTGATAAAGTTGGACAAGGCTTTAATTCATTCCTAAATTTATTTGGAATGGGAAATACTTTTGCTCCTAATATGAATCTACTAGCTGGAGCTTTTGCTGATGGTGGTATTGTTAGCCAGTATGGTACTGGTGCAGTTCCTATTGTAGCACATGCTGGAGAATTAATTCTAAATGAAGCACAACAAGCTAGGGTTGCCTCTGCAATGAGTAATTCTAGTCAACAAGTAGTTAATTTAAATATCACTGGCGATATTAGTCGTCAGACAAAATCAGAAATTTATAAAATGCTCCCATCTATTGCTGAGGGGGTTAACTCCCACAATAGAGAGAAAGGTTTAAGGTAATATTATGTATGGTATCTATGAAAATGGAGAGGTGATTGCTCAGTTTACAGCACCATTGACTGTAAGAAGTAATCAACCAGTCTTCGTTTCAGATACCCTATCACTAAAAAGGTTTATTAGCCGTAGGAGTGCTCAACGTTGGGAAATCGACGCTGGCCTTGAGCCTCATACGGATAATGCCCAAGACTTAATGGTTAATTTAGTGACTAAAGGGTATTCTGAAGCAGTTACAATTATTGTACCTCAAAACTATGGAGCAATGAAAGCTAGAACAGCTAACGGAACTGCTACGGCAACTGGAACTATTGGTTCTGGGCAAGTGAGTATATCTGGTTTATCTGGTTTAATTCCAAAGGGTACTTTTATAAAGTTTTCAAGTCATTCAAAAGTTTACATGACAACAACTAATGTTACATTTACTACTGGTACACCTAGTACTATTAGTATTTTTCCTACATTAGTTGCTGCTGCCTCTGGAGTTATGAATTATAAAGATGATGTTCAAATGCAATGTTTATATGATACTGATGTAATATCTGGTATGGTTTATAGTGATGGTATCTTAATGGATAATGGTCAGATAAGGTTATTGGAGAAGTTATGATTCAATTTAGTACAACAGTTAGAAATATATTGGCTCAACCAACTATTGAGGCATTTTATTTAGTTGAAGTATATGTATCTTCAGGTACAACATACAGATCAACTACCTATTATAGAGATGTAGTTATAACAAACAATTCTGTACCTGTTACTACATATTATAATGATGGTAAACTAATACAAGTTGATACTCCTAGATTATCCTCTACTGTAGATAGAGAATTATTTAAAATAAGTTTTGCAGACCCTACATTTACTTTTGGCGCAAGTGTAGATTCAGGTTTAATTGGTAAACTTGTAGATGTTAAACTAGGTTTTGTGAATCAAACAACTAAACTTCCAGAACTAGATATAGCTAATTTGTTAACTATATATCGTGGAAGAATAGATAGTACAGAATATAGTATCAACACTGGAACTACAGGTGAAGTATTACTAAATGTAAACTGTTCAAGTCCAATGAATGATTTAGACTTAACAAAATCATTTTATACCACTAAAGATGCTACTTTTGGCAGAGATGCTTCAGACACTTCTTTCGATCAAATTTACGAAGGTTCTGGGGTATTACAACTTAAATGGGGGAAGAAATAATGGCAGCAATTATAGCAACAGTAGGTGCATTCCTAGCGGCTGCAGCCCCATATATTACCTTAGCTTCTATTGCTTATCAAGTAACACAAGCTAGAAAAATGAAGAAACAAGCACAAGCTGCTGCTGAAGCTCGTAAAGGTTATGAATTAGTTGTAGAAGGTGAAGGAGTAACTTTACCAGTAGTTTATGGTAGAGCAAAAGTAGGTGGTGTTAGATCTTATCATAATACATCTAACAATTTTGTAATGGCGACTGCTAATTCTGATAAGGTATTTTTAACCCCAGGTTTTAATATAAATCTAAATGGTAGAGCAAATGAATTTTTATTCTTTCAACAAGCAATATGTCAAGGCCCAATAAATAAAATATATGATATTGTAATAGATGAATCAAGATATTTAGATGATCCTGATTTGTCAACTAACCAATTAGTAACTACAAGCACTGATCTTGGAAATGATCAATATTCGTATTCTACATCAAGTGCTGTTAAGTCAGGACTAAGAGTTGATATACATTATGGAGATTTGCCAGTAGCAGACTCAATTATGTCAGCTAATAATCCAGAAAGAGTTAGTTCAGTATTTACTCAAGTTAAAGATCAGATTGGATTAGCGTATGCATCAGTCTGTATTAAATTAGATAGAGATGATCCAGCCCTTAATGGAGTACCTACTTTACAATTTTTCCTTGAAGGCAAAAAAGTTAGAGATATTACTAGAAGTGGTACTGTAGGTAACTATACTTATTCAGTGTCTACAGTTAAAGCATATTCTAATAATCCTGCACTATGTCTATTAGACTATCTATTAGATGATACTGCTGGAAAAGGATTAGATAATAGTTTAATTGATTTAGAATCATTTTATAATGCTAAATTAGTTTGTAATATTATTGTATTACCAAGCGCATCTATAGGTGGTAAAATATATAAACCAACAATTGATACAATAGGTGCAGAAGGTGTTGCTACAGGTAATACTAGATCTGTTAGGTTATATGAATGTAATGCAATTATTGATACCCAAAAACCATTAAGAGAAAATGTTGAATCTATTCTTTCAACAATGGGTGATGCAAGGCTTATATGGTCTGGAGGTAAGTATAAATTAAGTATACAATACCCAACAAATAATTCTAATATTATACTTGCAAATACGCTCACAGATGATGATTTAATTATCGATGATAATGTAAATATTAATTGGCCTACTTCAAGCGAAAGACTAAACTTCTGTACAGTAAGATTTCATAATGAATCTGAAAACTTTAAAGAAGATACTGTATCTTGGCCTCCAAAAGAATCTGGTGTTTCATTAAGGGGTGTTGGTGGATTTAAATATCCAGACTCTGTAGATGATACGTGGAATGATACAACAGGTGGAATACTATTAAAGAAATATTCTGTTTGGTCTGGCCCTGGAAGTTCATTTGATCAAACATGGAAATTCTTTGTAAAAGAAACAGGTTCATATACGTTTGAATTTACAGGGGATAACTCTGCAACTGCTTCTATAACTACCACTTCAAATACAGTATTGTATTCAGGTGCATCTACAAATTGGCAAACTACTACTACAGGTACAGTAAGCTTAACCAAAGATACTGAATATAGAATTAAATTAACTGCTCAAGATTCTGGTGGGACTGGAAAAGGAGTTGCTGGTAAATTATCTAAAGGTTCATTTGTACATTGGACTACAAGATCTGATAACTACACTAGTTTAGTGTCTATTAATAATAGTAATGTAATTTATACTGCTATGAAATTAGAAGATAATGATCTAGATTTAGAAACGGATATCTTTGCAGATGGTATTACAGACTACTACCATGCATTAGCTAAAGCAGAAGAGCTTGTAAGAACAAGTAGAACAGCATTTGGAATTAAATTTAAATATGTAATTAAAGATAAATTCTTAGAGCCAGGTGATTTTATCAAGTTATCTAGCCAAACACTTAAATTAGGGGTTGATACAGATCTCTATTTAAGAATTAATGAAGTAAAGATTACAGATGAATCTGTTTGTGAAGTAAACGCTACTAGATTTGATTATACACAACTAGCATGGAATGTAGATGATAATGAGTATATCAAAGCAATTAATATTTACTCTTTTGAATTTGGAAAACCTTCTAATTTAAATTATATAGCCGAAACAGCTCAAATACTAAACTCATCAGGTAGGTTAGAATGGACTAGTGTTCCTGACGAATCACAACTAGATTGCTATATTACATACTATCATTTCCCTGGCAATATAACAGGTGGAGGTGAAGTAATTTGGACAGAATTAGGTCGCACAACAGATAAACAATATATACTACCTCCATTAACTTTAGAGCAAACAATATTTGGTGTAAGGGCATTAAGTAAGGGTGGTAAATTATCTGATATTGCTGTAACTAATGTAGTATCACCAATATTTGCTACTGCTTTTTCAGGTAAATCAGTTAAACTAAAAGCTAGTGGAAGAGCATTCGTAAAGCAAGCTAATAGTACTGTTATTGCTCCAACAGCAATTGTATTTTCAGTTAATGTAACTGGTTTTGATGCACCAACTTATAAATGGTATATTAATGAAGTACTACAAACTGGTCAAACATCAGCTACATTTAGTTTACCAAGCTTTATTGATGTACCAACTAAAGATGTTAAAGTTAGAGTTACTGAAGGTACAAGCGCAACTTTCTTAGAAGATTTTGAGACAGTTTATTATATTAATGCAGGTTCTGACTCCTATGCTATTGGGCTATCTGAAGCAGCATTAAACTTAACTTGTGATTCAAATGGAGTTCCACAAGCAGGTCAATTGCCTCAGTCAATAACTATTGATGTGTACAAAGGAGCCACTGCTGTTACAGAAGGTATAGTATACTCTCTAACCCCAGTAGGCTGTACATTACAAAGTAATACAACTACAAATGGTACTTTTGTTATTACTGCAGTAGATGATCCATATGCTAGAGTAGATATTGACGCTACAATAACAGCAGCAACCCTAACTCTAAGTATCACTTTAAGGATTGCTAAATCTACTGCTGCAGCTACTAGGATTGTTACATTAGATCCTGATAGGTTAGCTTTCGTTTATCCTGCTAATTCTAATACGCCTGATTACGCTTCAATTAATATTTATGCTAGAGAAGAAGCATTTGATGATCCTCGCTATGTATGGGACATCGATGGATCACCTCCAGCAGGTGTAACTCCTACAACTAGTATGATTACATTGGCTGCATTTCCTAGTGGTCAAACTAAGAATATTAATGTGGAAGTTTATGAGGCTACTGATTCAGCAATTAGGCGTTTTGATAACATTACCATGTATAGTGTTAAAGATGGTAGTGATGCATATAATTTTGATTATATAGATGCAAATAGAACTGTTGGTACTACTGCAACTGGGAGTATTCTCCCAGATTTCTTTCCATTAACAATGACACCTTTATTGTTCCGTGGTACTGCAAACATTACTAACACAATCACAAGTCCAGCAAATACAAATACAGTAGAGTTTTCCTCTGTTTCAGCATCTAATATATCTGTCACAGTAAACCCTAGTACTGGTGTTGTAACCGTAAATAGTTTTACTGGTTCACTTACCGATCGTGTGGGTACTGCTGTAATTAGAGCGTTAGTTAAATCTAATAACACTATCCTTGAGAAAAAGATTGTAATTAATAAAGCGGCAGATGGCGCTGATGGTTTAGATGCTCCTGTAGTAAATCTTACTTCCGATGGCATTGCATTTCTTCAACCTAAAAATACTACTGCATTAACTGATGTAGTTCCTGCAACAATTGCTTTTACTGCCACAGCTGAAGGTATTGAAAATCCGAGATACACTTGGTTTTTAGATGGTACTCAAGTTGTTGCTTTAGGTACTACTTCTACGTATTCAGTCCCTAGATATATTGGTCAACCAAAATTAGTAAAAGTTGTAGTAACTTCTAATACTGATCCAACTGTAAATGTATATGATCAAGTAACTGTATTTTCTGTTAAAGAGGGTGATGATAGTTATAATGCTACGCTTACTAATGAAAATAAAACTCTTCGTTATACAGCAGCTGGAGTATTATCTCCTAACAATCAATTACCTTTTTATACTACAATGCAAGTTGCGAGAGGTGCTGCATTTGTAACTTCTGGTTTAACCTATTATATAGACCCAGATATTCCTATTAGTAATTTAACAGAAGTTTCAATAGGTTTAAATACTGGTGTTGTAACAGTTGGGAATATAACTTCAGACACAGGTAAAGCAACATTTATTGCTAAACTTGGTACTGTAGTTGTAGGTAGAAAAGAATTAATTGTTAATAAAAGTGTTGATGGTAAAGATGGAGTAACACCATATACTGCATGGCTTACTAACGATAGCCAAGGTGTACCTGCTAATGATACAGGTACAGTAACTTCTTATGAGGATGCTAGAGGACAATTCTTAGTAACTAAGGATAGCTTACCAGTACCTGGTGTAACTTACCATTATGATAGTAGTGTTGGATTTGATATTACTCCTGCGGCTCCTAATTCACTTGGGATATATCAGATTACTTCAGGAATTAGTAGCTCTTCTTCTGTGAATGTAGCTTCAGTAACTTACGTTGCTAAACTAGCAGGAGTTGAAATTGCTAAGAAGACATTCTCATTAACTAAAATTAAGTCTAGTTCTATTTACAAGATCTCACCTAGCGCTAATAGCTTGATTTACGATACTACATTGTTAACTTATTCACCTACTACTTTAACATTTAATGCTGAAGTAAAATCTGGTAATAATCCTTATTCTGCTTATCCTGGTAAAATTGAAATTCAAGGAAGTGCAGATGGTAGTTCATGGACAACTATTAGTGCTGCAAGTGATCCTACTACTTCTAAATCTATATCAGTAAATAGCAGTACTGTGCCCCTAACTACAAAATTTGTAAGAGGTGTATTGTATTTAAGTGGTACTAACTCACAAGTTGATGCACAAACTGTACCCCTATTGCAAACTGCAAAAGGTACTAAAGGCGACGAAGGTAAAAAGGGTTTAAGAGGTATTGCTGTATTAACTTGGGCTGTAACTTTTAATTCATCTGCAAGTTCTGCTACAATTGCGGCTGCATGTCAAGCTGCTTTAGTTAATGCTTATCCTGTAACAGAAACATCACCTATAGATAACCAAACTCCTAGAAGTGGAGATAGGGTTACCTTATTCAATCAATCTGCAAAATATTCTAAAACATATTTATATGACGGAACTGGTTGGGGTGAAGTTGCATTATACGTAGATGGTAGTGCAGTAATTACTGGTACTCTTTCTACTTCAGCTTTAGCAATTGGTAATACTTCTGGAGCTAATAGAATATTGTTAACAGATAGTCAACTGTTAGTTTATGGGTCAAGTGGTACTGCACCTAGAGTAATTATAGGTAATTTAGGATAATTGAAAATTTAAAATTTAGGAGAAAAGTATGGCTTATGGAATGAGAACATATAATGAGTCTGGTGGAATAGAATTTGATTCTACTAGCTATGGTGGAATACCTATCGCTGTGTTAGATTTGTCTACATCAGCCACATTCAATGCACCAAGTGTAATAAGGTACCCAGAGCATACTAATCGTAGGCTTACTGTAATACCTCTAGTATCTGGAGACTATTTATATAAAATACATGGGCCTTATGAGGGTGTTCCCCCTACTTCGGATGCTAATGGTGGATTCCCACAAATTACATATTGGGCAATTAATTCAGACTTTTCTCCTACTATTGCAACCCATGGTTTTGAAAAGAAACCAACTAAAATATTGGTACTACTAAAATGAGTTATGGTTTTAAATTTTTTAATGATTCTTCTGAATTAGTTATTGACAATGAAATTGTAAAACCCTGGTTTGTTGGAAGGGCTAGTTTTGCTTCTGCAGAAATATCTTCCGAGATTCCAGCGTTTTCTTATACTCATGGTGATAACGTTACTAGAAATTATTCTGTTTATCGTATTACATATACTCCGCCAACTGTAACTAATGGATTATTTTATATTTCATTACCATCTGATACTGTATACAACAAAGCCTATAATGTATCAAATCCATTTTATTCAGGTAGTCAAAGTATTTACATATATGCGGCAGTGAATACAGATTACCTCCCTGTAGCAGCAGATATCCCTGAAGTATATTGTTTTAGTCTCGGACAGATAACAACTGCAGGTTCTGGTTATGGTGCTAGATTATTCAATAGCTCTAATCAATGTGTATTTGACACAACAAAGTCACATTTAAAAATAGAGGCAATAAGTAATATTAATATTGATGCTTTTGTACAGCCTAATGGTGGACAACAATATATTATACCTGCTGTAGATTATCCTGCATATTTCTTACCAAACTTAGATGCTAATAAATTAACTTATTTAGATAGTTCAAATTTTAAAAGAGAAAGATATTTAGCTTTCTTTAATCAAAGTGGGGGTTATTTATCTTCTTGGATGCCTAAGATAATCGAAGAAATTAGATCTGGAAGTTTAAGTTTTACTGGATCTAAACTTTTTAATTCTTCAACTAGATTAGGCGAAATTAAAAATATATTACCTGATAGTATAGATCATAATCCATTATATATTAATGCCTTAACTCATTCCCCAGGCTATATTGGAGGAACATTTCCAGCTGCAAGTTATACTTTAACTTTGAGTACTAATACGATTCAAGAACAAGAGGGAAATCTCGCTGTTGTTCAGTGCAATATAACTACTGTTAATGTTCCTACTGGTGGGCAATTAAAGTATACTCTATCTGGTACTGGCGTAACCGCTTCAGATTTTCAAAATGGGTTAACAGGAACTTTTACAATAAATAATAATACGTCTACCTTTTTTCTTATAGCTTCATCTGATACTATATTTGAACAAACAGAAACAGTTACTGTAACAATTACAACTATTAATGGAACTGCTCTAGTTGGTGCAGCACAACAGTTTAGCCTTAAAAATACAAAGTTTTATAACTTGTCAACGTTTCCAGCAAATGCAACAAGTATTAATGAAGGTGAATATATTGCAGTTACATTAAATACTTTAGAAAGTTCAACTTCTCCTAGAGTAGTAAACTATACCCTTTCCCAAGTACCTAGCTCAGTTGGAGCTACTGATCAACCATTTGACGCTAATGATTGGCTAGATACTGTTACATTAGGTAGTGGAGCCACTGTAGTTGCTAATAGATTTACACTTCCTGCTAATACTACTCAACCTAGTACATCAATAGTCTTTAGAGCTAAAAATGATTTTAGAGTAGATGGACCCAAAAAATTAAGACTAAGTATTGATGATAATCCAGCTATATTTGTTGAATTTATTGTTAATGATACATCTAAAGAATATAGTTGGACAATAGAAGGACCTAATATTGTAAATGAGGGTGTCTTATATACCTATAATGTAACTACAACTGCTCCAACGGGTACTAAAGCAAGAATAGGATTAAATCCTTTAAGTAGTGATATTTTAATAGATGATATAGCAGAGATTAATGGCGTAGCTTATGTAGCAGGTACTACATATTTAGTAACTACAACTAATGGTATAGGAACTATTACTGTTAAATTCAAAAATGACTTAAAAACAGAAGGTGATGAAATATTTACTTTATTCTTAGATAAAGATATTACACCTACAGTTAGGTTAGCAGATCTTGGTTTTAATGTGACACTCAAAGATACTTCTTTAACTCCTATTAATTGGTCATTTAGTAAAGTAACTGGTAATCCAACTACTGCGTTAGTACGAGAAGGTACTAATATGGTTGTTAGAATTCAGAGTACTAATGTACCCACTTATCCCTATACAATTTATTATCGAATTGCTCCTGGTAATGGCACTCTTGATACTGATACTAACTTTACAACAGGTTCAGTAATAGCTTTTAATGTTACATCAGTAGATCAGCAAGTATTGTTTCAAATAAAAGAAGATAATATTACAGAAGGTACAGAAACCTTTCAAATAACTTTTTATAGAGATGCTGCTGGTACTGATATTATTACTGGGTTAGAATGGCAAATTATAGATGCTATTTCTGTAGAGAGAAGTGCTGGATTTGTTGTAGAAGGTCAAACTCAAACATTAACTATAAAGCCTAATTACTTAAATTATCCCTATACTGTTTATGGTGAAATAACTGGAGGGAATGCTAACTTAACTAGTGCAGATTTTATTAGTGGTACTCTACTTACAGAAACAGTATTAACTAATGATAATCCAGTTACATTAACTTTTACTGGTGTAGAAGACTATACTGTAGAAGGTTTATTTGGAGAAGTTGTATTCTTTGATATGTATTCTGATCCAGCAAGAACTATACCTATTGGTAATTCTATATCCTGGACAATGGGAGATCCTCAGTATGTCTTTTCCAAAGCATCAAGTTCTGTAAATGAGGGATTAAATCAAGTAATCACAATTAGTACAAATGCAGTTTTACCAAAAATATTATACGGTAAAATGACAGGTACAAATATTAATTCTTCAGACTTTAGTTCTCCACCTAATTCTACAACTTTTGAGTGGAATATAACTGCTAGTGGACAAAGCATTGGGCTTACAATGGCTCCTGATTTGACAACAGAAACTAATCCTGAAACAGTAACTCTAACTTTTTACCATGATACCTCTTTTACTATACAAGCAGGAAATACAGTAACATGGGATATTGCAGACACATCTAAAACTCCACCTCCTAGCTGGTCATTTGAGAGAGATCCAAATACAGCTACAGTTGATGAGGGGGTTTCTGTAGACGTAACTGCTACTAGTACTTATATTCCTGCTTATCCCCTTACAATTTATTACAAACTTGTAGGTACTGGTTTAACTACAGAAGATTTTAATTTAGGTGCATTACAAGGTTCTTGGCTTATAGAAACAGGTTCTGACACAATTACTTTCTTGATTACAGCAGATCAATTAACAGAAACAACTGAAGCAGTAACAGCAACCTTTTATTCTGATTCTAATTATATTACTCCTATTGGAAATCAACTTACATTTAATATTGGTGATGCATCTAAAACTACTTGGACATTTGCCAGAGTGCCAGCAACAGGTACAATTGATGAAGGACAAGACATAGCATTTACAGCTACACCTAGTAACCCATCAGCGCCTAATACTACAATATATTATTGGCTAAATGGTACTAATATAACTACTGCAGATTTTTCATCTGCATCTTTAGAAGGTAGTTTTAATAGCAATACAGGTCTTACCCTGAATATGCGTAATGATTTAAATACTGAAAATCTAGAGACAGCTGGTATAACCTTTTATTCTGATTCAAATAGAACTATTACAATAGGAAATGCATTAAGTTGGAATATCGGAGATACTTCTAAAAGTCCTCCTTCTTATTCACTTTCTGTATCAAAAACTTCAGTAGATGAGGGCTCTAGTTTCTCATTCACTATTGCTAGTGCTAATGTATTAACATATCCATTTACAGCATACTATAAATTGTCTGGTACTGGTATAACAGTAGACGATACTAGTTTTGACCCTATATTAGGATTTGTAAATGTTTCAGGCCCGAGTGTATCTTTTGACATTGATGTTACAGCTGATCAATATACTGAAGGAAATGAAACATTAACCTTTACTATTTATTCAGATTCTAATAGGACAATTCAATTAGGTGCTCCTGTATCTATTATACTAGCAGATGCCTCTAAAACAACTTGGACATTTGCTAGAACACCAGCAACAGGTTCAATTAATGAAACAGGAACTAATAAATCCATTTCATTTACAGCTACTCCTAGTAATCCTGCACAAGCACCAATTACAATTTATTATTGGCTAAAATCTGTAACTGGTACTATTCTTGATGGGGACTTTGATCCTGCCACTACATTAGGTAGCTTTACATCTAATGCTGGCTTAACTATAACTATGGCGGCAGATACTGCTACTGAAGGTCCAGAGACAGTAGAAATAAGTTTCTATACAAATAGCACAAGAAGTATTCAAATTGGTAATACATTAGTCTGGGATGTCAATGATACTTCTTTAAGTGCCCCTTACTATAGTGTAGAATTCTTTTCTACTAATATTAGTAATAATAGTGTAAACGAAGGTTTATCTATTTATTTTGGTGTAAGTAGTAGTTATATTCCTCTTTATCCAGTTACAATATATTATAAACTTACTGGTACTGGAATTACAGCTTTAGACACTAACTTTGCTCTTTCTGGCCCAGTTGCCCTTACAAGTGCATTTACTTATTATGCAGTAGATGTTTTAGCAGACCAACTAACTGAAAATTCAGAAACATTAACTGTTTCCATATATTCAGATGCTGCACTTACTACTCAAATTGGTAATACTGCATCTGTAATATTAAATGATACTTCTAAAACAACTTGGTCATTTACTAGAAGTCCAGCTACAGGTTCAATACAAGAAGGTCAATTCATTTCTTTCTTTGCACAACCAAGTAATTCAAATTCTTCAGCGATAACAGTTTATTATGGTATAACAGGTATTTTAGCAAGCGATCTATCTTCTGGATCATTAACTGGAAGTTTTAATTCGGCCGATGGAAAAGATATACTTATATATGCAGATATTTTTACAGATGGTGGCGATGAAACAGCAACTATTACTTTCTATTCTGATTCAAATAGAACTGTACAAATTGGTAATACTCTTAGTTGGGTAATTGAGGATACCTCCTTAAGTCCACCAAGTTATGCAATTTCTTTATATGATACTGAAACTACTTACACTAGTACAATAGGAGAAGGAGAGTATACATGGATAAGAGTATCAAGTAGTAATATTGCAAGTTATCCTCAGAAAATATATTATAGAGCACTAGGTACTGGAGTTAATACTTCTGATATAGACTTAATAACTACTAATACTACTAATGGTATAGATGGAGAATTTAATTTACTAAATCCAACTTTTATTAAAACATTTTCTGCTTTATCAGATCAATTCACTGAAGGTACAGAAACAATAGTATTTAAATTCTATACACTACCAACTAGGTTACCAGCAAATCAAATAAAGTTTGGACCTACAGTTTATGATCCTGAAACTGGGCTAGTAGGTCCTCTTTCTAAGTTAACTCTTACTGTAAATGATACTTCTCAGACTACTTGGTCATTTACCAGAACACCTATTGATCCTGTAAAGATTAAAGAAACGGGTACTCCTAGCAGTATACAAATTTCTGCTACTCCAAGTAATCCTGCTCAATCTCCTGTAGTTTTCTATTATACTATTATAGGAATAGAAGCTTCGGATCTTACTTCAGGTTCTTTAACTGGTAGCTTTGTTAGTAGTGGCGGTCCAAGTATTGCAATGGCAGCTGATACGAAAACAGAAGGAGATGAGACTGCTTATATTTATTTCTATAAAGATGCTGCTAAAACAATATCAGCTGGAAATTCACTTAGTTGGGTAATTGATGATACTTCATTAGGTGCTCCTACTTATAGTTGGACTGCTTCTCCTTCTACTGTTAATGAAGGAGCTGATGTTACTGTAAACTGGAATTTTCAAAATGTACCAACTTACCCAATTACTCTATATTGGCAATTATCAGGTACTAATATTACGGCAGGAGATACTAGTGAAAATGCATTGCAAGGATCATTAAGCTTAACTCCTTCTACTGGAAGTTTTACTTTTGGAATGACTGCAGATTTATTTACTGAGGGTACAGAAACAATCACTGGTACCTTCTACACTAATGCGGCTAGGACTATTCAAGCAGGTAATTCAATATCTTGGAATATTGCAGATACTTCTAAAACTCCTTATGTTCCTCCAGTCGTATATGAATTATACTTAGATTATCCCACCTCAAGAGCAACAACTATTCCTAGAAATGCATATTACTGGTTTAGGGTAGATCTTAATAAGGCTAATGATACAGGTTCAGATATAACAATTGTAACAGAATATAGGTTTGATAATACGGGTGCATGGACTACTTATGAAACGTTAACTATTCCTCCATATTATAGTGGTAAAACTACAACAATGGCATTTAATAATAATACTGGTCCGTTATTTAACTTGAATACAAGAGCAAGATCAACTACGGCAGGTATTAATGGTATGCCTACTGCAAATTTTAGTTTCTAAATGAATTAAAATTATTACATTTACCAGGGGACGCTAAAGAGAGATCCTAGGCGTCTCCTAGGTAATATTATTATAAGATATTATTAATGGAATCAATTAAACCAAGAACATTAGAAGATATCCATTTTTGTGTTGATATGTATCTAAAATTAAATGATGAAACCTTTATTCCTGCTGATAAACAATTAGCTTATGATAACTTAAGTAATTTAGTTAGAAGAAATAAGTTTGTTAGAATGGCAATAAAAGATGATAAAATCATAGGATGGATATATGCCACTCCTGGATTAAATCTACATACAAAAGAAAAAATATTACAACAGTCATATTTTTGTTCAAATCAAACAGGAATATCTGCTGCTAGAGTTATAAAGTTTTTACATCAAGAATTAATAGAAGAAGCAAAAAGACTAGATATTAAACTAGTCATGTCCACAGGAAGTCATTTTGACGAGGACAATACTTTCACCAAAATACTTGAAAGGTATGGTTGGGAAAGGAGAGGATACATTGCAATTAAAAAATTGTGATTTCATTAACCCTAAGCTCCATCTGAGGATCGAGAAAGGAAGAAAATGGCACGAAGTAAAATTACGTCTGCATCAAAGGATTTAATATCTGATGATGGTGCAGTACTAGTATCTGTTATTAAGGGTGAACAGATACATTTAAATTTAACCCTATCATGGCTTACTAATATTTCGAATTATGAAATCTTTAGTAAAGTCGTAGAAGCAAATAACGATGGTGCTGGAACAATTCCAGAGACAGTAAAACCAGGCGGTGTAACTGTTGATATCCCATTATTAGATACAACAGACACTAATAATCAATTTATTATGGTGTTACCAGAAACATTGATTGCAGGGTGGTCTCCACAACCATCCCCTAACAAACCTGTATATGGCTATATTGATCTTGAAATCAGAGATACAGGTGTGGGTACTCGCAAACAAGTATGGAAACCATTTAGAGGCTTAGTTGAAGTAAGATACTCTCCAACGGAGCTCTAATATGGCTACTCAAAATTATGAAGTAGTTGTAAATCCTGGCTCTATTGAGCTTGGTGTAACTACACAAAATAACATTTTAACAGTACAGACAGTAGACTATATAATGTCTTTATCTCGTACTGGAGGTCAGGGTGCACAAGGATATAGTGCTTACGAAATTGCTGTTCAAAATGGCTATACTGGCACTGCATTACAATTTGCTACTGAATTAACAACTCTAGCACAAAAAGTAACTGCTGCAGCTGCTAGTGCAACTCAAGCCGCTACCTCTGCATCTGCTGCTTCATCAAGTGCAACTTTAGCCAGTAATAGCGCTCAAGCTGCTGCTCAGAGTGTTGTAAATTCTATTGCTCAAGCTAATGCTGCTTCTATAAGTGCTACTAATGCTGCTACAAGTGCAACTCAAGCTGGATTATTTAGAGATGCAGCTAGTATTAGTGCTACTAATTCACAATTATCAGCCATTGATTCTGCTTTAAGTGAAGACGCTGCAGCTAGCTCTGAAGCTAATGCCTTACTATATAGAAATGCTGCTCAGACATCAGCTACTACTGCAGATGCCAAAGCTACAATTGCAACCACTCAAGCTACATCAGCTACTACCAGTGCTGCAAACGCATTAACAAGTGCTAATAATTCTGCTAGTAGTGCTTCTAACGCTAATACTAGTTCTACACAAGCTGCTCAAAGTGCTTCTGCCTCTGCAGCAAGTGCTGTAGCTTCTGATTATAGTGCTGACTTAGCTGACTTAAGTGCTACAAATGCCGAAGCTAGTAAGAATGCTGCGGCATTAAGCCAATCCGATGCTTTAGCTTCTAAGAATGCATCTGCTATAAGTGCCACAACTGCAACAACAAAAGCAGGTGAAGCATCTACAAGTGCCTCCACTGCAACAACAAAAGCAACTGAAGCTTCTACTAGTGCTACTAGTGCTGCAACAAGTGCTACAACCGCAACACTACAATCAAGTATAGCTACAGTAAAGGCTAATGAAGCTGCTCAAAGTGCTGCTGATGCTGCTGCTCATCAAGCTGCTGCCCAAGCCGCCCTTGCTTCATTCAGAAGTACTTACTTAGGTGAATTAAATGCAGACCCTACCCTAGATGGTAATGGGGATCCTGTAATGATTGGTGCTGAGTATTTCAACACTGTACAAAACAAACTAAAAGTATTCACATCTACTGGTTGGCAATTTTATGATGTAACAGCACAAACAGCTTCACAGAATGCTGCTTTAAGTGCTTCACAAGCAGCCTCTTCAAGTGCTACTTCTCAAAGTTATGCTACTACAGCAATTACTAAAGCTACTGAAGCGTCTACATCTGCTCTAAGTGCTTCTCAAAGCGCAACAAGTGCCTTAGCATCTAAGAATGCTGCTGCTACTTCAGAGACAAATGCTAGTGCATCTGAAAACTATGCTTTAAACTATAAGAATGCTGCTGCGACAAGTGCGGATATTGCTTCATCTAAAGCCTCTGATGCTAATACATCTGCTTTGAATGCAGCTACTAGTGCTACTAATGCCTCTGGATATTTATCTAGTGTTGTAGCATCTGCTAATAATGCAGGTCAAAGTGCTACTGCAGCTGCTACTTCAGCTAATAATGCCGCTACAAGTGCTACCAATGCTCTTGTTAGTGCCAATAACGCAGATGTTAGCGAAGCATTTGCAATGGACTGGGCCTCTAAACTAGGAGGTACAGTAGATGGTGCAAATTATTCAGCAAAGTTTTATGCATTACAAACTACAACGGGTGCTACTGCAGCTAATTTGTCAGCTACCAATGCTGCTACATCTGCATCACAAGCGCTTACAAGTGCTACAAGTGCTGCAACTTCATTAGCTAATATTGGATCTGCAGAATTAAATGCTGCTCAAAGTGCTTCTGATGCTTTAGCCTCTAAGAATGCTTCTGCAATTAGTGCCACTAATGCTTTAGCTAGCGAAAATGCTGCTTTAACCTCTAAGAATGCCGCTTCAACAAGTGCATCATCTGCTTCAACAAGTGCTACTGCATCTGCAGCATCTGCTACATCAGCTAATACAAGTCAGTTAGCTTCAGCCTCCAGTGCTGCTGCTTCATTAACTTCAGCTAATAATTCACAGACATCCGCTACTGCATCTGCTACAAGTGCTACTGCTTCTGCTAGTAGTGCAGCTTCTGCTTTAAGTTCTAAAGATGCAGCTGCTACAAGTGCTTCTCAAGCGGCTACTTCACAAACAAATGCAGCTACAAGTGCTACAAATGCTTTAGCATCAGAGCTTACTTCTTTATCTTATAAGAATGAAACAATATACAATGCTAATAATGCTGCTACATCTGCAGCTAATGCATTAATATCTCAGAATGCTTCAGTAAATGCACAGTTAAGTGCTGAGGCGGCAAGAGATTCTGCCTTTGCTGCTTATGATAGTTTTGATGATAGATACTTAGGTGTTAAAAATGCTGATCCAACAACTGATAACGATGGTAATACATTAGTTGGTGGTACATTATACTTTCAAAATAACGTAGGTATGCGTATCTATACTGGTACTAGTTGGACATCTGCTTATGTATCAGGACAAGGGGCCTCTTTAGTCCCTGCTAACAATTTGAGTGATGTAGCAAATGTGGTTACTGCAAGGGCAAATTTAGGTCTTGGTACAGCTGCATTAGCCAATACTGCAGACTTTGTAACTATGGATGATATATTGGCAATGGCAATTGCTTTAGGTTAAGGAGAAAACAATGGCAAATAATTTTATTAACGCTGTTGCATCTAATATTGGAACTACTGAAGTTGTGATTTATACAGCTCCTACTAATACCAAAGCAATTCTTATTGGGTGTAACTTAGCAAACAAAACAGGCAGTTTTCTTCCTGTTAGTCTTATCTTACGTAAATCTACTGGCGATGCATACATCGTAAAAGATAAACGTGTAGGTAACGGAGAAAATGAAGAAGTAATGAAAGGTAATAAAATTATACTATTACCTGGTGATCAATTAATTTCCATCAGTGTTGATGCTAATGCTTTTGACGCTATTGCTTCAATTCTATCAGGAGTAGCATAATGGCTGGCTTTTATGAAGGTACAGATTTAGCTGATAAAACCTTTTATGGATTTAGATTTAATCCAGACACAGGTAACTTGGAAATAGAGATCATTAATGATGGTTCTCCAGTTATGTTACCTGATGAAGGTATTATTGACAAATATGATTATAGACAATGGGTTTGGTCTCGTGATACTTTAAAGTTTCAGTGGGGTAACAATGGACATTTACAGGTGAAATTCTTATGACACAATTAATTGATTTAGGGAAACTACGGTTTCATTTCGCAGGTGACTGGTTACAATCCACCACTTACGAATCAAACGATATCGTCAAATATGGTGGTAACGTTTATGTATATACGTATGGTCTAAAGACCTCTGGTAATTTACCAACAAATACAGTATATTGGGCCTTGATGATTCAAGGATTTAAATTTAGAGGTAATTTTAGCACAGCTGTTGATTACAAAGTAGGTGATGGTATTGCCCATGGTGGTAAAGTCTATATTGCTGTTTTAGACAGTGTAAACCAGACTCCTCCTAACACTACATACTGGTCACAATTTGCTGATGGTATTCAATATGAAGGTACATACAATCCTGTATCAGCATATCAAAAGAATGACGTAGTAGTTTATGGTGGTTCTGTTTATATTGCTAAACAAGATACTACAGGTAATGATCCTACTCAAACAGGATTCTGGGATAAGTTTGTTGAAGGTATTAGTGCAAAAAGTGTTTATAATAACGCAACAGCCTATGTTCCAGGTGACTTAGTTGCATACGGACCAAATATCTATCGTGCAAAAGTAAACACTACAGGTAATATCCCTACTAATACTACTCAGTGGGAACTCTTAATTAGCGGTACTAAATTCCAAGGTACTTATAGTTCAGTCACAACATACTATTTAAATGATTTAGTTGTATATGGTAATACACTATATAGAAGTAAACAAGAACAATCTAATACTCTACCTACAACAACAGCTAGTTGGGAAATTATTACAGGTGGTACACTGTTTAAGGGTGCATATGTAAATGCTACAGCATATAAGAAGGGTGATCTAGTAACCTATGGATCAAACACTTACATTGCACTACAAGATTCAACTGGCAATTTACCTACTGCAGCATCATACTGGGAACTCTATAATGCAGGTTTAAAATATCAAGGTGTATGGTCTAGTTTAACTGCTTATAAAATTGGTGAAGTTGTAACTTATGGTGGTAGTTTATTCCAAGCTAGGATTGATAATAACAATACAAACCCAACAACCACTGCTACATGGGATAAATTAGTTGCAGGTTTTAAGAACAAAGGTATTTGGGCTAGTGCTACGGAATATGGTATTGATGAAGTAATTTCACATGGTGGTAATACTTATATATCTCTTATTCCCCATGCATCAACTGCATTTGAAACTGATTTAGCAGCAGCTAAATGGCAAAAATTTAACTCAGGTGTCAGATGGAGAGGTACTTGGGCTCCTTCTACTTTATATCTAAAAGATGATATAATTAAAGATACAATTGGTTCTGCATATTTAGCAACTCAAGATCATACCTCTAGTGCTTCTTTCCCTACTGATGCCGCTAAGTGGTCATTGTTTGTTGTTGGCGGTTCAGACGTATTACCTCCAATTCAAGCAACAGATGCTGGACAAAGCTTAACTGTTAATGGTAATGGTATAACTTTAGACTGGATTGGTGCTACACAATCTGCTAATGTATTCTATGTGGCTCCACATGGTGTAGATGCAGCAGCTTATGGTAAAAACTTAACAACTCCATATGCATCTATTAGATATGCTTGTGATAATGCTCCAGAAGGATCTACAATCTTTGTTAAGACAGGTACTTATGATGAGCAATTACCTATTACAATTCCAGCTAATGTTGCTATTGTAGGAGATAATCAGCGTACAGTTATTATTGAACCTAAATCTGGTTTAAGTGATGATGGCGTTACTGTAAACGCACAAGCAACCATGTTCTTAATGAGTAATGGTTCTATTCTTAATAAGATGACCTTTAGAGGCATGACAGGTTGGACTCCTGGTGGTACTACACCATCAGATGTTACTACGTCTACTATTAAAGGTGTTGTTGTTAGATTGAATCCAGCTAGCCCTATCACACACAAATCACCATATGTACTTGAATGTTCATTCATTGGCTCTGGTGGTATTGGCGCTTTAATTGATGGCTCTGTGCATGCAACAGGTGCTAAGACTATGATTTTCCATGGTTACACTGTTATCTCTGATAATGGTATTGGCTACTGGGTTAAAGATGGTGGTAAATCTGAGATTGTATCTTGCTTTACATACTACTGCTATTTTGGCTATACTGCTTCAGGCGGTGGATTTATTCGTGCATTAAACGGTAATAATAGCTATGGCACATGGGGTGCTACATCCCGTGGATTTGATATTAATGAATCAGCGTTAACAGGTGCTTTAGTTGGTAAACAATTAAACTTCCAATATGGTGGCGGTGCTATTAATGTAGGTGATACTGTTACAGGTCCATCAGGTACAGGTATAGTTACTAACGTACAATATTCTGCTGATAAAGTTTATGTAAAGAATACTACAGGTACATTTACAGCAGGTCAAGCATTAACCTTTACAAGTGGTGGTACTGGTGTTGTTAACACAGGAGCACTAGAAGATCAAAAAGGTTTCGTATTAATCGTAAATGGATTAACCGCTTTACCAAAGCCAGGTTCTAGTATTTCTATTGCAGGTGATATATTCTCTTATGTTATTCAGAGTGTATCAGGAACCTACACAAACTCAAGTAGTGAGATTGTATTAGTTCTTGCACAAGAGAAACCAAACGGTTCTCCAGCAAATTCAGTAGTTACTATGCGTAGACAGTATAGTCAAATTCGTTTAACTGGTCACGACTTCTTAAGCATTGGTACTGGCGGTGTAGTAACAACTAACTATCCAGGAGTACCTACACAACCTGCTGCTCAAGGTAATGAAACTGATGAAGCCTATCCAGGTCGTGTATATTATGTAAGTACTGACCAAGATGGTAACTTTAGGGTTGGTGAATATTTCCGTATTGATCAAGCTACTGGCCGTGCAACCTTGAATGCTAATGCTTTCGATTTAGCTGGTTTAACCTCTCTTAAGCTTGGCTCTATTGGTGCACAATTAGGCGAGACTATTAATGAGTTCTCTAGTGATGGTGCAATGTCAGGTAACTCTAATACTGCGGTTCCAACAGAATATGCAGTAAAGACTTATGTAGACACTAAGACTACAGCTTCAACAACTGGTATTATTAGTACAAACGTTGCTTTAGGTACTTCAAATGTATTAGTACCTTCTCAGAATGCAGCTAAGACTTACATAGATGCAGGTGATGCAGCTACTTTAACCTCTGCAAATAGTTATACAAACACTGCAGTGAGTGGTATAAGTGTAAATGAATTACCACTAGTAAGTACTATTAGTACTAATAAAACTTTAGGTTCTTATAAAATGACTTTCAGTATGTCTACACTAACTCTTTCTGGCGCAACAGTATACACTATTGCTCCAAACGCTTATCATTTCGTGTTGAATCCAAATGGATTTGCACTCTTTAATTAAGGAATAAATTATGTCTAAAATTGTTGTAGACCAAATTCAAAAATCAGGTGGTGTTGCTCTAACCCTACCTACATCAGATGGTACAAATGGCCAGTTCATGAAAACAGATGGAGCAGGCAACTTAGTCTTTGGTGCTGGTCCTGTTGTTGATGTTATCTCTGGTTTAGTTGCTCCAGAAGGAAAAGGTATTGTTGGTTCTTTAATTAGCCATACTGATCGTAATAACACTTATAGTACAGGAGAGTGGGCTAGTTCTGGCCCCTGGACTACATTTTATTCTTATCAAGCACATACTGATAATAATTTAATTCAGTTTATTAATATGGCATTTGGTGATGGTATGGGAAATGCGGGAACCTCTGAACAACAATTCATTGGTGATTTTGAAGGTGGCTTAAGTCGTCAACTTCAGTTTGCTAATGGTAATCGTTTAGGTTATGCTCGTGATATTTTTCACTATGATAACGATACAAGTAATGCAGGTCATTCAATGCGTATTATGCCTGTTCGTAATACTAGTAGTGCTGCTATTTCTGTTAGTTTTAGCTCATATGTTTCTGATTACTGGAGTGCTGGTTATGAAGGTGCTCAATTGTTTGTATTAGCACCTAATTCTGGTTTATATAGTGGTGTGACTGGTGTAACAGGGACTAGTCTTGCAAGTTCACAAACAACAACAAGTAATTCTAGTCTGACTGGTTCTTTTAGTATTCCTGCAAATACTACTGTATTAGTTTGTTTAATTAGCACTGATAGATATGTAACAACATATCGTTTCAAGGACACAAATTATTTCACTGCGCTTAATACTACATTCACAAATTCATCTATTATTTGTGATATGCGAATGTTAAGCTCATTATATCAATCTAGATTTAATATGACATATGCTGGCAGTGCAAGCGCTATTATTAAGAAAATCTGGAATGATACAGCCCTAAACTATGGAGATCGTTAAAATGTACGTAAAATTTAATTCTGAAAATAAAAGTGATATCTGCTACTTAAATCCAATAGAGGGTACTAATTTAGAAGGTTTTGAAACTTGTGCAGATAGCTTAATGGGTTTTAGACTTATCAAGACTAATGGTACTATTCGTGCAATGACTGAAGAGGAACTTGCTGCAGAGAGAACAGAACTAGCTAGAGCAAGAGAATCTTCTTCTGCTACTTAAGGAGATTTAAATGGCAGATTTATTCGCTAATAACATTAAAACAGATAATGTTGTTACTAAAAATGTAAGTACAACTACTCTAGGATTAGCAGGAAGAACAGGAACTAGCTACGGAAGTTCATATGTAGGTGATTTATTAGGAAGTGGGCCTCCAGGACAAATAGAATATCGTACTCCAGGTACTTTTACCTTCGTAGTACCATCAGAAACATATTCTGTTTCTGCTGTATGTATTGGGGCTGGTGGTTCTGGTGGATATACATGGGCAAATTCAGCGGGTGGTGGGGGTGCTACGGCATGGGCTAACAACATCCCTGTCACACCAGGACAATCTATCACTATAAACGTAGGTGAAGGCGCTGGAACAGGTAGTAATGGTTTATCCACTGGAGGCACATCTAGTCTAAGTGGCTTTTTTGGAGCAGCAGGCGGTGCTCAAGCGCCCGGTACTAATAGAGCAGTACCTATTAGTGGATCTGTAGCAGCTTCTGGGGGTAAAGGAGGGGGCACCTATTCTACTAATTGGCAAGGTGGTGGCGGTGGTGCTGGTGGTTACACTGGCGATGGTGGAGATGGCAATTATGGAACTAGTCTTGGCCCTAATGGTGGCTCTGGTTCTGGTGGAGGTGCTGCTGGAGGCTTTGGATACCAATCTTCTACTTATGGATTTGGTGGCGGTGGCGGTGTAGACCTTTATGGAGAAGGCACTTCTGGTACTCAACAAGCCTCATCATATAATAGCCAATGGGGAAATACTTGGTCTTATGTAAACTCTACTACCCCACATGCAGGGGGCCAAGGCGGTTCTGGTGGTGAATTTGGTTCTCCAAACTCTAATGGTTCACAAACTTTTTATGGTAGAACCACATATCATGGTGAAGGTGGTCGTTGTGGAGGCGGTGGTGCTGGTCCTGGGACTTCACAGAGTGGCAATGGTAATTTTTGTAAAGGAGCCCATGGTGGAGTACGTATTATATGGGGTCCAGGTAGAAGTTTTCCATCTAATGCCAAGTAAAGGTAAAAAATGAATAAATATTATATACAAGTTATTAACAATGAAGTAAATGGTCATCCAGTAACTGCAGAAAATTTAGCATATGTAATTAATGGTGAAGTAAATGATAGCTCACTAAAAGAGTTTAATTATGTACCTATTGAAGAAAATATGCCTGAATTAGCTCCAAATCAAATATGCTCTGAAAATGGATGGTCTAAAAAAGAGGATGGTAGTTTCTCAATTAATTGGGAAATTACTACTTTTTCTCAAGAAGAAATGCTAGATAGACTTATTAGAGGACGTAGAGGATTTGAATTAGTTTCTTCTGATTGGACTCAGATGGCAGACTCTCCTTTATCTCCTGCAAAAAAGCAGGAATGGGCAGAATATAGGCAAGCATTACGAGACCTAACTACATTATATCCTAATCCTATTGATTATGATGATGTAGAATGGCCAGATAGACCAAGTAAGTAAATAAGTAAACAAATGGGGAACTTCGGTTCCCTATTTTATTAAGGAGTTTAAATGGCATTAAGAGAACTAATTAAAGATGCACATGATAGTGCAGAGAATCATCCTTTTGTAAAGAAACTGTTTGCAGGGCAAATCACAAAAGAAGAGTATGGAGATTTTTTGTTTAATCAAAAACACTGCTATGCTACTCTAGAACAAAGAGCAGAAGATTTAGGATTACTAGATGATATCTTAAATATTAAACGTACAACTAAAATTGCACAAGATCTAAGAGATCTAAATAGAGATAAGTCAAGACAACATTTACATATGAGTACAATGGCATATTGTGAATACGTAAAGACATGCTCAAAAGAACAATTACTTGCCCACATTTATGTACGCCATTTTGGTGATATGTATGGTGGTCAAATGCTAAAGAAGTTAGTTCCAGGTTCTGGCTCAATGTATGAGTTTTATAACCGAGCAGAATTGATTGCTACTGTTAGAGAAAAGTTAACAGATGATTTAGCCGATGAAGCTAAAGTAGTCTTTGCCTTTGCAACACAACTATTTGATGAGCTAGCTGATGAGTATAATATTCAGTAAACTAGAAAAACATATACAAGACTTTAAAGATATACTAGAGTCAAGAACTTTCTTATCTGAAGAAACTCATCCATTTCCTTGGGAAAATAAAATTTATATTAGTGGTAATATTCGTAGAGCCCATTTAGATATTGTAGATGCTAGAGATACTAAGAAACTTTTAATGATGCATTTGTGTGTGTTTCCAAAGATATATTCAGATGCGCCTATCTATGGTTTTGATTTAATAGCTGGCCCAACAAAAGTTACTGGAGCATTTCATGACTTTAGTCCATCAGGTAATAAAGATCATGAGTTAGTTAAATGGTTTGCTAATGAAGTAAAAGATTATGAGTGGAGTAAACCAAGAGAGTTACCTGAATGGGCTAGGAATATCTTTAGTTCAGCAATGGTAGCTGCTGGTAATATTAACTCTGAGTTTGAACTAAATGAAGTATTAGATTTATCTAAGAGATCATTAGAGAAGTATTTAGACACACTACATATACTAAATGCTCAACATAGTTATGAGTATAAAATAGAAAATTTTAATTATACTGAACAACAGAATTGGTATTGTCAAAATCAAAAGAAAAATCCTCATACACCTAGAGTTATGCAATCGTTAGGATTTGATGAAGCTACAGTAAATAAATTTATTCAAGAATGTCTTTTTCCAGAGGTATAAGATGGAATACATTGCGCTACTAACTATACCTCCTATCTTCTATTGGTACGCTAAAAAGTATATAGAATGGTATTGTGGAACAAACTAAAACGGTCACTCGAAAGAGTGGCCTTTTTTATCAAAAATTAGGCTTAAAAAAGTGAGAAAAATGATGTATCTATAATGAAGAAATATCATTAGATAGAGTACTCGATTCCATTAACTCTTGAAAGTAAGTATGACTCATGAAGATAAACTTGCAATGGCTTTAGGTAAACGAATTACTAATTCTAAAAGATTAGCAATTAAAGACTTAACACCATCCGCTATTAATCGTATTTTTAGGTTGAAAAACTCACAATAAAAAGTGAGAAAAATGATGTATCTATAATGAAGAAATATCATTAGATAGAGTACTCAAATTCATTAACTTTTGAAAGTAAATCATGTTTGTTCTTGAAGTAATTGGTTTAGTTTGTGTTATTTTGTTTGGCGTTTGTTTCCTCTATGAGGGACTAGAGTCATTCAAAGAATCAAACGAATCTTCTAACTGGTAATTTAATTTTTTAACAACTGGAGTTTTTAAATGAAAAAAGTAATCATTGCTGTGACTATTGCTATCTCTTCTATTTCTGCTTTTGCTGACGATATTTGTAAGCCTACTGAGATGTTAAAGACAGGTTCAGTTGCCACTGGTATTGGTGCTGCAGCTGCTCTTATTATCCCAGGCGCAGGTCCATTTATTGCTACAGGTATTATGGTAGGTACTATTACAACAACTGCAAATGTTGCTGTATGTGCTTATGATGATTACCAAAAAGAAGAGAATACAAGAAAGTTTAAGAAAGCAGCTAAACAAGAAAGAGACGACATCTTATCTTTGTTTAGAAAGAAGGAAGAAGAAGAAAAAGTTGAGCCATCTTTTGTTGAAAGAGCAAAAGAAGGAACTCAAATTGCCTTTAACAATACTAAAAATAGTGTAAAAGAATTGTATAGTAACCTTTCAAAATAAGAGGATATATGTCAGATAAAATGCTTGATGTTGCAACTGCGGTTATAATTGCATTTGCTTTGTTAGCCATGATTTTACATGGTCTTGATGCACTAATTTACTAAGGAAATAAAATGACATTTTTTGTATACAACAAAGAAACAGGTTCTCTAATAAGTGTAGTTACAACTTTAAAAGAGCTTGAGTCATATTCTGCTGACTTAGTTGAAGTAGTCATCTACTAACCTTCTCGGTTTAGAGAGACCCTCTAGGGTATGTACTAGACTTTCTCAGTAGAGAGACCACTTGGGGTAAGTACCAAGCTCTTTTAATTTTTGGAGTTTTAATGAGTAAATTTCTTTTACTAAATCCTCTTGACTGTAATAACTTTAGTTGTACACAAGAAGAGATGCTTGAATCCTTAGAAGAATTTGGTATTTCCTCTATTAGTTCATTAGATACTAAAGGGCAGGTAATGTATTATGCTGTCTCTAGTACTAAAGAATTAATGGAAAGAATGTGTACTGAAGTTTCACTCGATGGTTCTATTATCGAGTTTACTTCAATATATGATCAAAAAATCGAGGATTAAAAATGGCTAGACTAACTTTAAAAGCAGGTGACTATACAATTGAAGCAATTCAAGAAAATGCATTTGATTCAGTTAAGGTTACTGTGTATGATGATTATCTAGAATCAATAGTACCTCCTTCTTTATATGATGTTAATTCCGCATATATGGTTGGAGAGACTGTAGTTTCAGTTCTTACAGAGTCTGCTGAAGATTTCCGTAGAATCTTTAAGGCTGTAGAAGATTTAATTCTTGTAGATAAAAAGTTAGGGATATAACATGTGTAAAAAATGTTTGTTCAATCCATCAAAGGTTAACATTTCAGATGAAGAAGGTTATGTATACCAAGTAGGAAAAGAAATCTATAATTACATTCGTGCTCGTCATGAACCACATTCACTAGATTTCTTCAATGCAGTTGGTCAAGAACTCGATTTATGGAAAGCTAATCCTTTAGCAAATTTGAATCAACGATTTAAAAAGATTGGTCATGTCAACACAATTAGAAAGTAAACCTAAGAAGAATAAAAAATATAATTACTTCCAGATATTTTTAGCTGAAGTAGTAATGTATTTTATTTGTATAATGGTGGTTGAGGGTTATAAAGTAAGTATACAAGATGCAGTTGGTGCTTCAATCTTACTAGCTCTCTTTATTAGGTGGTTTTTATTTTATTTCATTAACAGGAGTAGCGAGAAAAAATAATACTAAACTTTTAACTCCCTGCCAGCGGGAGTCTAATCTAGCTGGCTTTTCTTATCAAAATAATAATAATAATAAGGGAAAATATGACATTCTGGAAAGCATGCTTATTTGCGTTAATGGTATTTTATGTACGGAAGATTGTAGATAATATGGAGGCGGCAGAAATAGAAGTAGGAAAGTAATAAATGGTAAATATTATCCTTGAAAATCTAATCACAGATTTAAATAAACGACAGGCTGTATTACGGGCTGATCGTAATATTTATACGCATTACTTAAAAGAAGTACCTGCTAAAACACTGATTGACGTCTCATATCCACATATCTTAAGAGGTTTAGAAAGACAAACTACTCTCGTAGATATTGTTGCAACAATTGGGCGTAGGGTTAGACAATTGTTAAATTTACCTAATGATACTGTTTCTGATGCACAAGTAGGTTGGTTTATTTGTATTGCTTACATTGAATGTGGTATTTTAATTTTCAGATTAAAGTATACATATAAGAATGGAAAGAAAAGTAAATATAAAGCATATTTCTTACAAGTTAAAGACTGGAAAGCAATTGAACAACTTTGGGATCTAATTGATCAAACAAAGACGGATATCTTTCCTTTAAAAGAAGAACCATCACCATGGTCTTCTGCACATAATGCTAATGGTGTTCCTATTATAAAGAAGGGACATTCAAGCTCACTCTCTAAATTTAAAGGTGATGATAAACAAATTCTGTTTGATACACTTAATAAACTTCAATCAATTGGTTGGAGAATTAATAAAGATGTATTTTCAGTATATAGATATTTTTTACAAAATCCTTGTAATAATAGTCCATTTAAACTACACAGTGAGATTGATACAGAGAAGAAACAATCTCTGCTAATTGAGGCTCAGGGTATTGAAAGATTAGCCTTAAATCACCTTGATAATGCATTTTATCATATCTACAATTTTGACTTTAGAGGTCGTGTATATGTAAACACAGCATTCTTACATGAGCAATCAAGTGATAATGCAAAAGGTTTATTACTACTAGATAATGCAAAACCATTAGGTGCTAATGGGTTATATTGGTTAAAGATACATACATCTAACTCATTTGGAAATGATAAAGTAACACTAAAACAAAGAGCTGAATTCGTAGATGAGAATCTAACACTCTTTCTTTCTTATGCAGAGAAGCCCACAGTTAATCAAGGATGGATTGAGACAGATGCTCCATTCTCTTTTTTAGCTGCTTGTTTTGAACTTAAGAAAATCAAAGACTGGCTAGTTGAAGGTAATAAACTAGAAGACTATGTTTGTGCATTACCAATTTATATTGATGGTTCTAACAATGGCGTACAACACCTAGTTGCTATGTCACAAGACGAAGAGATTGCTCATCTTGTTAATTTAGTTCCACAAGAAACTCCTGGTGATGTCTACATGTATATTGCAAATTATGCATGGCAGAAACTTAGAACCCTTAGTGAAAATCTTACAACTAAAGAAATTGAACAATTTGATTCAGTCTATGCCAAAGCTAAAGAATTACAAAAAGCATATTTTGATGCTCCAGATAAAAGTGAAGAGAAGGCATTAGCTTATGCCGCTGCACAAGAATGGAGAAACCAAAATAGAAGTATAAGAGAAAAATTATTTTCTATTTACTGGCTAAACATTGATAATCCTAAAGATCAACGTAAAGTAGTAAAAAGAAATGTTATGACTCTTGGTTATGGTGGTACTGCATATGGTATGGGTCAACAGATTATTGATGATACTAGAGATATGTCAGAGTATCTCAGAGACAAAGAGCATTTATGGGGTGCCATGTTAGGTGACCTAGTATTTGAAACTTGTTATGAGAAACTAAAAGGACCTGCTAGGATGCTTCGTATGTTCCAAGAGCTTGCACAAAGATCTAATGACAACAATGTATTCTTACAATGGACTACCCCAGTAACTAATTTCCCTGTAGTTCAAGCTTATAGGAAACCAACGATAATCCGTACTAAGTTAAAGTATGGTGAAGAAGAACTTAAGGTTCAACTTCAAACATGGGAAGAGACTACGATTGATAAAGATTCCCAGAAAACAGGTGCTGCACCAAATATTGTGCATAGCTTTGATGCTGCTCACCTAACAATGACTGTTGTATCTGCACCATATCAGATGACTGTTGTTCATGATTCCTTTGGTACACTACCAGGAAATATGGATGACTTATTTTATAGAGTTAGAGAACAGTTTGTAGAGTTCTACAAAAGTAAACCACTGGAGAAATTATTGTCTGAACTTAATTGTAAAGACCTTATTCCTGAGAGGGGTAATCTTGATGTAGGACAAATTGTGTATTCTGATTATGCTTTTTGTTAAGTTTACCAGGGTACGCTAAAGCACTAAAGTATGCAAAAATCAATTGTATACTAAATATTAAAAATGAAATTATAATTAAGGAAACTAAAACCTATGGCTATTTTAAAAAATGTTGAGTTATTCTGGGCACAATTAGACCCCAAGAGACCTAATTCTAAATTTAACAAAGAACAACCTACATGGGATGTTCAGATTCGCACTCGAGACAAGAAAGTTAAAGCAGAATGGGTAGCACTCAACTTAAAGCCTAAAACAGTAGAAGATGATGATGGAGTATTTTATTCTGTAACTCTTCGTAAAAAGTCTAAAAAGAAAGATGGTGCTGACAACCAACCAGTAACTGTAGTTGATGGTTCTTTAACTGCAATTGATCCTGCTAGTATTGGTAATGGTTCTATTGCTAATGTGAAAATTTTCCAGTATGAGTATCCTCCAGAAAATAAGATTGCATCTATGCTAATGGCTGTACAGATTACTAAGTTGAAAGAGTATATTCCTAGATCTTCTGGTGATGACTTTGAACTTACTGAAACAGAAATTGTAAGGGTAGCAGACGCAAATGGTAGTGATGACTTTGAAGATAGTCCTTATTAATTAACAACTAGGGGACTTAGGTCTCCTATTTTATCAGGGATAATAGCTTAATGGTAAAGCAGTCGACTCATAATCGATTGAGTGTAGGTTCAATTCCTACTTATCCCACCACACTCTCTTTAGTTCAATGGATAGAACAGTAACCTTCTAAGTTATTAATGTAGGTTCGATTCCTACAAGAGGGACCAATTAAAGGAATATATGAAATTAGATAAATTTAAGTTAAGTAGAACTACTCTACCCTATGCTATTTTTACTGATATTAAGGGTAAAGAATTTTTATTAAATCGTTCTTATAGCATAATTGCAAAACGATGGATGGGTGAATATGACGCACATATTGTAGAAGAAAATTTTAAAATTGATTATTTAGTTAAAGCACAATTTTTATATACAGACTCTTCTAGTCCACTTAACGATAAAAAGATGTTTGGTTATTGTAATGAAATAAAAGATATGTTTATGAACAATAAGCATATCCCTTTTTTATCATTTACAAATACTCAATATTTTATTGGAACAGAATATTTGTCTTCAGAGCAAGTAGATACTAAAATGAGAGGTCTAGCAATCAATGGCTAAAAAAATTGGAAAAGAAACAGTTAAAGGCATTGTTAAACGAACTTCACAAGGTGGTTCACGACCTAAAACATCAACAATGACCAAGACACAACGTCGATCATTTAAACGCTATCGAGGGCAAGGTAAATGAATAACTTTATTGCTGGTTTAGTTGGATTAGTTATTGTAGTTGCGTCTATCTACGGATGGATAGCAAACTTTGTAGCTATTCTGGCTATGAATGCTGATACCCAAGTTGGTTGGATTATCGGTCGTATAATTGGAGTCTTTGTACCCTTCATTGGAGCAGTTCTTGGTTACTTCTGAATATACTATAACATTCACTGACCCTCTTACTGAATTTGAAATGTTACTACTAGGTAAACTAGGTGATGACTTTTCATATAATGAAGATTATACTGTTTGTACAATTGAATCATTGATGGGAGAACGAGAATTTATTAGAGAAATTGCACAATTAACTGATGTAGAAAACATTGGACTAATTCAACATCTTGTAACTATGGAACCAGACTGGTTAACCTTTAATTCATGATTGCATATAAACTATTTAAGAAGCGTAAAGATGGAACCTATGGTCCATTATTTATTAATCGTAAACAGAAAATACAGAAAGACGTTCTTTATGGAGCAGAATCACATCCTACTGTTGGCTACGCTTATCGCCCTGGTTGGCATTGTTGCTCTACTGCGAATGCACCTCACTTAAGCTACAAAGATCGAGTGTGGTGTAAAGTAGAAATCCAAGACTACACTAGGCATCAAAGACCTCATAGTCAAGGTGGTCTATGGTATACTGCTAACTATATGCGTATACTAGAAGAATTATGATTGATATATCCGAAGCTGCAGAACAAGCACATTTAGCGTCTAATACAACACCTCATATGTGGTGTGTAGAAGATCCAGAAGATGTTTTGAAATTTTTAACAGAGTTTGCAAATCAAGTTATAAAACAAAATGAAACAAAGAACTATTTATCTAGCAGGACCAATGGAGCATGTCTCTATTGAAGATGCAAAAGGTTGGCGTAATGTTGCTACTGAATTACTTCAGCAAGCAGATCAAAAAGTTCTTGATCCTACTCGTAGGGTTCATGACTTTCAAGCTAAGTACATGAAGAGAATATTTGAGTTAGATCTTCGTGATATCCAAGAATCAGATTTAATTCTTGTTAACTTAGACAATCCTACAATTGCTAAACACGGTACTGCTATGGAAGTATTTTATGCTTCTTATGTATTACGTAAGCCAGTAGTTGCATTTAAAGCTGATGCTTCTACTATTCACCCTTTCTTTGAATCCTTAGTTACAGAGTGGAGATCCACAGTGGATAAAGCATGTGACACTATTATCACGGAGTATTTAGATTAATGCCTTATATCAGACAGGATTTTAAACAATTCTTACATACAAAAAGTGTAGCCGAAGTTGGTGATTTATGCACTAGCCCAGGTGAGTTAAACTTTGTTGTTACATCTATTGTACGTGATTACTTTAATCGTTCAGATAAAGGTAATTACCAAGCAATTAACGATATTGTAGGTGCTTTAGAAGGTGCTAAACTTGAATTTTATCGTAGGGTAGCCTCCCCATACGAAGATAAAAAGATTCAAGAAAATGGAGATGTTTACTAATGAAATTTACTCTTAATACTATCTCTGAAAATGAAGATGGTAGCGCAAATGTAGTATTAGATTTAGATAATGAAGCAAGAGAGTATCTTTTAAATTATGCATTTATTAGGATGCTAAAAGATGCTATTGCAGAAGGTAGTTTATATAAAGTAGAAGAAGGAAAATTAGATGTACGTGCCGATTTATGAAATATACTCATATGGCAAAAATCGTGGTATAGTAGGAACTTATAATGACTTTGAACATGCTGTTACTGCATGGAAAGACAATATGGATTTCTTTACTATTAAATGTATTTGGCCTACTAGTGTTAAGAATCGTTCTAAGGAATTAAATCATATTAATTCTATAAATGAATATCGTAACTTACTAAATCATTGGGCAATTGAAGATGGTGATGACGAATGGGAAGTAGATCAACTTATGAAATACTTAAAAGAAAATCCACCAACAGCAGAAAACAATAATCTTAATCCTAACTACCAAAGTGCTATTAATCCTAGTCACTATCAGAGTTATGTGATGGATTTACAATGGCTAGAGACTATGCAGTATCTTCCTAGCTTTCGTGATCCTACTTGCTTTAAAGCAGCAGTAGAGTTACAAGTACGAAAGTATCTCGACCGCCTAGGTGGTAAAGATGCTGAACAACAAGAACTTGGTAAAGCATTATGGTATTTAAAATTCCTACTTGCTTACACTAAGAACAATAATCAACCTATTCGAATTAAAGATATTGAAAAAATTTTAAATGAGTAATCTAGTATTTGACATTGAAAGCGATGGTCTACTAGACACTGTAAGTAAAGTTTGGATGATTGTGACAAATGATACTAGTACTGGTGAAGAGTTAATCTTTACTGACTATGATCCACAATATCCAAGCTTAGAGCAAGGCTTACAACACCTATCGAAAGCAACAAGTTTAATTGGCCATAATATTATTGGCTATGACTTACTTGTTCTCCGAAAACTATACAATTGGATTCCAAATAAAGATATCAAATTATATGACACGATGTTATTATCGCAAGTCATAGATTATGATCGATTCAACGGAAAACATTCTCTAGCTGTATGGGGTGAGTACCTTGGTCATAGCAAAGTTGAACATGAAGACTGGAGTCAGTATTCAAACGACATGTTACATCGGTGTAGAGAAGACGTAAAGATTAACGTTAAGGTCTATAAAGGTCTTGTTAGAGAATTAAAAGTTATGACTGAGAAAAAGCCATATCTTAAAACTTCTATTAAAAATGAGCACCTTACCGCACAATTTTGTGCTGATGCAGAATATATAGGATGGCAATTTGACAAAGATGCTGCTACAAAACTATTGGCTGCTATGGAAGCTCAAATGGCAGAAGTTCAAGCTGTTATTGAGCCACGACTTAGTACAGAAACTAAAGTCTTGGATAAACAACCTAAAATACCAAAGTGGATTAAGAACGGTAATTATGATGCCGTTACTGCTAGATATTTTAATATTGATCCTTCTAATGGCAGGGATGATCGTCTGGTAGAAGGTCCATACCAACGATTTGAATATGTACAACCTGATTTAGGTAATATTGATTCAGTAAAATTATATTTACACAAAATTGGTTGGGAACCTGATGATTGGAATTGGAAGAAACAAGGTAATGAGTTTATCAAAGTATCCGAAAAGCTAACTACTAGCTCACTAGAGAAATTAGGTGATGTAGGAATGCTAATTGATAAATACTATACTACTAGATCTAGGCATTCTATTTTATCTGGATGGTTGGAGTCTTTAGATGAGAATAATCGATTACATGGTAGTTGTTTTACTATCTCTACTCCAACTGGTCGTGCTAGACATAGTGGTATTGTCAATGTTCCAGGTGCTGATTCAGAGTGGGGTGCAGATATTCGCAAGTTATTTATGGCCACTACTGGGTATACAATTATTGGCGCTGACTCTTCTGGTAATCAATTTAGAGCTTTATGTCATTATCTAAAAAATGATGAATACACAAATGAAGTTTTAAATGGAGATGTTCATCAGAAAAATGCAGATGTATTAACGGCTGTAATGACAGAGGAACAATCTAAGTTTCCTAAGATTATTAAGGATCCTACTGTATCTCGTAAATTAGCAAAGCCATTCATTTATGCTTATTTGTTTGGTGCTGGTGGTGAGAAAGTATCTTTAATTTTGACTGGTGTTCGTAATGCTAAATTAGGCAATAAAGTTAAGGCTGAATTTGCAAAACGTATTCCAGGATTAGATCCATTGATTAAACGAATTAATGCTGTTTATAATCAAACAGAAAGTCGTGGCAACCCTTGGATTCCTGCTCTTGATGGTAGAAAGATTCCATGTGAATCTGCCCATAAGTCTCTCAACTATCTGTTACAGAGTTGTGAGGCTATTACATGTAAGGCAGCTACTGCTCTTACCTATGTTAGACTCAAAGAGGAAAACATACCATTCAATCCCTTGATCTTTTATCATGATGAGATTGAATTTGAAGTCCCTACTGAGTATGCTGAAAGAGCATCTGAGATTGCTAAGAAAGCTTTCCAAGATGGTCCTAAGCTGTTTGGTGTGGATATTATGGATGGCGAATCTAAAATTGGTAGTAATTGGTATGATGTTCATTAATAAGGAAATAGTATGAGCAAAAATGTTAGTAGTATTGGTCGTAGAGGTGTCCATAAAATTGGAGCAGATAATATTAATGTAAATATAGATCCAGATAAAGCAGCTAACTTTTATAAAAGTTTAGTTGATGAAAAGATTGCAAATAATGGTTTAAAACTATTAAATCATAAACCTCTTTGGTCTACAGGTAAAAGTAAAATTAAATTTTGAAAGAAAATATGACTAAGTCTAATTTAGTAAAATTTATTGAAGCACAAAAAGCATGTGCTAATGCAGTATTAAACATGTTGCACATGGTAGACCCAGATTCTTGTATCTTAGGTGGAGCACCACGAGACTGGGCATTAAATAATATTGCTAAAGACTTAGATGTCTACATTCGTGGATATCACAATGAACCAAGAGAAAGTGTTATGGCTCGGGTTTCTCAAGCTTTAGAACTTCAATCTAATGAAATTGAAGATGTAACTAAAGATTCTTATTATATGCATAGTTTAGATAATGGGGTGCTTGGTGTATTTAATGTAAAGAATTGCTTTATGCCAATTCAGATTATATTATGCGATCGACTACCAATTGATATGATAGATACTTTCCATGGAAGTTTATCTAAAGCATATTATATTCGTGGTTATAATTGGAGTTACTTAGATAACCCAACTGATTACGAATTAGACACTAATATTGAATTTGATATTAGTAAACAGTTTAAAGTTCATTTAATTAAAAAGACTGATGATCCACAATACATAAAGAAAATTCAAGCTAAGTATCCTGACTTTACACCTGTATATGAATCATGAACATATTTTATCTAGACAAAAACCAAACGGAATGTGCTAAGGCTCACTATGATGCTCATGTAGTAAAGATGATTCTTGAGTCAGCACAGTTATTATCCACTGCCCATCATATAGTTGGTGAAGGTGGGCCTTATAAAAAGACACATGACAATCATCCTTCTGCTGTTTGGGTTCGTAGTAGCATTAAGCATTATATGTGGCTTTATATTCTTATGGAAGAACTTGGTAAAGAATATACTCATCGATTTGGAAAAGTACATAAAACTATTCTAGATCATTCGGATGCACTTGCTACTTTTCCAAGGGACATTAAAGCAGATGGGTGGCAAGATCCACCTCTAGCAATGCCAGATCATTGTAGGTTAGACGATGCGGTTGAATCATACCGCCATTATTATTTAACTGAAAAGATAAATTTAATGCGATATACGAATAGGGATGCACCTTCATGGTTACAAAAGAAGATCGCTACGATTCCCTGTATTTAGATCTTGCTAAAAGGATAGCACTAATGTCTCATGCTGAAAAGCGTAAAGTTGGTGCTATTGCAGTAAAAAATAACAATATTCTCAGCTTTGGATTTAATGGAACACCTACTGGTTTTCCTAATAAATGTGAAGATGATTATAATAAAACACTATCCTATGTAATTCATGCTGAAGCAAATTTAGTCTCTAAGGCTGCTGCAGAAGGTTTGAGTTTAAAAGGATCAACAGTATATGTAACAACTGCTCCATGTGACAATTGTTCACTATTACTAATCCAATCTGGTGTTGAGAGGGTAATCTTCTCAGACAGATATAAAACTGATTCAGGTATTTTAACATTAATTCACAGTAATATAAGAGTACAACAAAAATGAAAAAAGCATTAGTATATAAAGTTCCATCAGCAACATACACATATCCTCGTGGTGATAAGTATTTGTATCTTAGTTTTGTAGATCGTCCTACAATTATTAAATACAAAGTTCGTAACAAAGTAGGTAAGAAGCTACTAGCTCGAGTTAAAAAATACGGATTCGAGAAAGTAACCTACCCAGTATGATAGCATTAGTAGACGGAGACGTTCTACTATATCAGGCCATTTGGGATACTGAAGACGTAGAAGAAGCTAAAATTAAATTAGACGAAGTTCTTCAAGAAGTTATTGAAAACACCTTTTGCACTGATTACCTCATTGCAATTGGTGGTCCAAATAATTGGAGAGAAGAGTTTTTTAAAGAATATAAAAGAAGTGCATCTAGGTTAGCATCTAAAAAGAATAGAGCTGAATATTTTGATGAACTTAAAGAATGGTTTTGTAATCACCCTAATGCTGTAGTTGCTCACGGATTTGAGGCAGATGACTTAATTCGAATTTGGGCATTAGAAGCGACTAGGGATAACGATCCATTTGTAGTATGCACAATAGATAAAGATCTAGATTGTATTCCTGGGAAGCACTTTAAACCAGGAAAAGATGAGCACTATGAAGTAGATGAGGAATCAGCAGATATCCATTATTGGAAACAAATTTTAATGGGTGATGCTGTAGACAATATTCCTGGATTACCTAAAGTCGGGCCAGTAAAGGCTTTAAAGATTTTAGAGGGCTGTAATAATAATAATAAAAGAAAGGCAGCAGTAATAAATGCTTACAAACAACATTATGGCGACCAGTGGAAACCGTATTTACTTGCTAATGGCAGGTTAATCCACATTTGGCGCTATATAAATGACCACTTCCAAATTAAAGAAGAAGGATAATGGCCACTGGGATTTTACTGAACAACTTGATCATGAAAATGCTTTTGGATTTATTTATTTAATCAAAGACAAAAATAATGGTATGATGTATATTGGTAAAAAGATCTTCAGAGGTAATGGTAAGCTTAATAAAGGTAAACCAAGTAATTGGAGAACCTATACTAGCTCCTCACGAGATATTAATGCACTAATAGAAGAGAATGGTATAGATTCATTTGAATTTCATGTACTAGAGCAGTATTATACTAGAGGTGGTTTGAGTTGGGCAGAAACATGGTCTCAATGTTTTGTTGAGGTTCCAACTAATAACCATATTTGGTATAACAGATTTATTGATAGGGTACAATGGCGTTCTTCCGAAATAGTATCTCTTAGACATCGTAAAAGATTAAATAAATTAGCAGGATTAAAATAATGAAACTAATTGGTTTTACATTTGGTTTTTGTTCAATGCTTATAGTATTGACACAAACAGTTAACTTATTAACAGGCGCAGAACAATGGACTTCAGCAGACTTTTTATTAGTCTCTATAGCCTTTAGTTTTTTATCAACTGCCTTTTTTGCAGCTAACAATGTAATTAATAAATAAAATGGGAAAAATAGTTGTAAAGGATCAACCTTGCCTAAGTGAAGACTGTGGTAGTAGTGATGCTAGACAGGTATACGAGGATGGAACCTCATATT